CCCAGTGACGCTCTGCACCCCAAGCACCACCTGCTGGATGGTGAGGTCATAGAGTGCCTTGGTGTTGTAACCCAGCACGCCCGTAGCATAGGGCACCCCGGCCGTAACGTCCAAAAACCAGGTGCCCTGCCACAGCTCCAACGCGGTCAGCACGCACTGGGCGACCGTGGCCGGACTGTTCACCAGAAAGTTGGACGCGCTGTGCCCGAAGGTCATGTCCCCAGTGGGGGACAGGGCGCGAACTCTCATTTCGGGGTGACCGGGGGGTCAAGCGTTTCGACGGTGACCCCCAGGGGGGCGGAGCACCAGGGGCAGTTGGGGAGGGTTTCGGCACCGTCGGCGCCGCGCTCGGTCACCGCATGCGTAGCGCCCTTAGAAGAGCAGGCGTCACACTCGATGTGGAGGCGCCCGCGGTCGCGATAAGCTCGGCTCATCTTTTTTCGCTTTCCGTCAAAATAGTGCTTGACCTTTCGAACCTATTAGGCTAGGGTGGTGATCGTTGGAACTTAGATGGTCTCAGGAGGACCTAGCGATGTACAACGTTGGCGATGTAGTGGAAGGCAAAACCATCACCGAGGTAACTTCAAGTGGTAAAGTGTTCGGTGTCCCCGCGGGGATTTTGCCGGCAGAGGTAATTGCAGACCTTAGGATTTATGCCAAGATGTCAAACAAAGAACGTGCAACATCGCATATCTTTCGTCCGGGGTGTCATATTGGTTGGGTACGAAAATCCCCGATCACGGTCGGCAATAAGTGCAAACCCACCTATGTCTTTGAAAAGGTTTGATTTTCACTTGTCCACTTAATCGGGGGCTTCGGCCCCCCTTTCTCACGGTACGTTCAACCTCACCCCGTTGACCCACAACCCCAACGTAGCCCCCACGCTCACCTTGCCCAGCACGTTGTCCACCTCGATGTAAGTTGCGCCGTCGTCCGATGACAGCCGGGCAGTGGTACTGCTGGGTGCTCCGCTCGGCAGCATAGCCTGCGACGACGCCCCCGGAAAGAAAAAACCGTCGCTGAGGTCGTGTAACCTCATTTCAGCTTGCGGGTTGGACGTGCCCCCGTTCTGCCACCAGCTGTCGATGCACCGCGAGGCGAAGAAGAGGCAACCTTCATCGCCGCTCTTGAGCGGCAGTTGAAGGTTGTATCCGCCACCCCGCGGCAGCCACACCGGACAGTCCACGCACAGCGGCAGCGCGAGGTCGGTGTACACCTGAGAGTTGGGCGCCCGGTATTTGGCCTGGATGGCGGGTTGGGCGGTGCAGGTCAGCTTCGTGGCGTCGTAGCTTTGGAGCACGGCCGGCAGCATCGTCCAGATGGAGGCCTGGCGCCCGCGGAAGAAGGCGCGCATCGCGACCAGGTCATCGCCTATGCGTTCGCGTCTATCCATACGCCATCACGCTCGACCCCGGCGCCGCGCTCGGGTCGAGCGCCAAGCACGTAAGGTCCGTGTACCACTCTTGTCCCCACGTGTCGCCGCGGTGCTCCGCCACGAGCACCCGGTAGAACCCATCTTCACTCACCGACGCCGGAAAGGTCAGGTCCGTGAACCGCGGGAATCCCTGCGAGTTGACCGTCGTTTGGTTCACGTCCGCATTGTTGATCTGCACCCGCGTCCCCAGCTTGACGAACGGGTTTAGCAGTATCGTTGCCTCCACCCCGTTGATCGTCGCTTCGGGCACCCCTATCAGGCCGCTCTGCGAGTTGATCACAACCGCTTGGCCGGGGGCATAACCCGTAAGGTTCACGAACTGCACCTGCCCGTTGACAATGGACCAGGACGACTGCGTGCTTTGAGCTACATCCGATAGCCGGTCGCGCCCCAGCCCAAAGAGCACCTTGCCGCGTGGCAGCGTACCCCCGGTCCCCAGGCTCGACGGGATGAAGCCTTGGCTGGCACCTTGAGCGGCCCCCGCCTGTACGACGGCGTTAATCTGGTCCTTGGCTGAGGACCCTGCCTTGAGGGTCGTACTCACCGTGCTAAAGTTGTAGAACTCATCGAGGTCGGACGCCATGATTTCCAGGAACGTCTCGGTGTTGTTGTCGCGGCCCCGGCGCGTCTGCTTGATCGAGCCCTGGAAGATCACCCCATAGTTGCCGTTCTCGTAGCCGGCTTGCAGGGTGACAGACTGAAACTCCTTCTGGATTTTCTTGCTGGTATTGCTACTCAAATTATAGACCTTAATGAGCGCGGTACCCGGCGCGTCCGCGTCCATCTGCATGATCTGGAACTTAATGCGCAGCGCGGACAAGTCTAAGCCACCCCCGGACGGCCCTTGCGTGCCTGGGGCAACCGGCCCCTGGGAAGCCCCGAAGACCACGAGGCCACACTTGCGCAGATATTGGGAATTGCCGGCCATCTACGGCGTCGTCACAAAGTACAGGTGCCCCGTGTCCCCGAGGCTAGAGAAGCTGGGTACCAAACTCAGGTCCGTGTCTGACTGCACCACCAGCTTTCCCCCAATGCCGAGGTAGCCGTATTGTTCAAGCAGGTCGGCCCCCGTCACCAGCGGAACGCCGTTGAGCAGGGGGTTGTTGCTAGCGTCCGCCAGGTCCAAGAACCACGCAGCCATGGACGTGGACCAACGCAACGTAAGGTTGTAGAAGACGCCCGCCAGAGAGATAGCAAAGGTCTGTGGTGTGCCGGGGGTGATAGGGATTTCGTAAGCTGTGCTCACGGCGTTCCCGCCGCATTATAGTTCGGCGCCGCCGTAAGCTGCTTCGTTCCCTGCGTCTGCGTACCCGCGTTGCTAGCTGGGTTCGCCATGTTCGCCTGGTTGGGTACCGTGACCGCCTGCGTCGTCACCAGTATAATTTGGCGGCAGTCCACAGTCATATTGAGGGTGTCCTCGCTCCTCTGGTCTGTCTCAACCCGGATAGTCTCCGCCAGCATTGAAGTGTACGCCCGTTTGCCGGTGAGAATGTCGAAGGGCTCGCGAGAGGACTGCAAAGCCAGGAAGGCCGCGTATATCTCCTGGACGTAGTTGGGGTCGCCCAGGCTTTGATAGGATGAGTTGGAGTAACCCACCGTGATCGTGACGCGAACGGGCCGCTTGTACGCGTGGTCCGTTATCTCCGCGCCCTGCTCCACCGGGTGGTCTACAATGCGCAGCTGGTCCAGGTGAACCTCGCGCACCGTCACGTCAGCTATGAAGCCCCCGATGGTGCGCGGCCGGATGAACACCGGGTTGATCAGGTCAGCCAGGAAGGCTGCCGCAATCGAGATGCCGGTGGGGATGAGGCCCATTACTGCAACTGGTCCCCTGCCGAGCGCACCAGCCGCGAGTTAACTGCGTCCTGGTGGGCCGCGATCTCCCCCGCTATCGGCATGTCACCACCCGTCACGTGGATGTCCGTCTTCTGGTGGATACTGACCCCACCGGCCCCACCCCCGGATTGCGGGCCGATAGTCGGGTTAAATCTACCGTGGATAGGGTCGTTGGCGAGAGGGAAGGTAGTCCCATATTCGCCCCCATGTTGTTTGATCCAAGCCTCGGAGGCAGCGTTGTTGAAGTGAAAGTCTGCGGCCGTACCCAGGGTGTGTTCTGAGTTTTTAGCCACAGGATACGGGTTTTTAGCTCGATTGGCATAAAGTTGGTCCTGTTCCGCCTGCGACCGATAACCCGATGTGAGGGAGAAGCCTGTGCCCGCGGGCATCGCCGCGCGCATAGCCTCCAGGTTCCGCACAAACTCTGGGTTCATGCCCTCGGTGTTACCAATGCCACCCGCCCAAGGTGCCCTTTGTGCCAGTGGTTTGTTCGCCAGTTCATCCTTGGGGTTTGTGGAGGCCCATTGCCGGGGGTCCGCCCCCATCCACTCCGCTACCCCTGCTGCCCAACGTCGATACCAGGGCATTTGCGCGATTTTCTCGCGGTCCACGCCCCCGGTCAGATTGGCGCTTTCCTTCTTGTTGAGGTCCTCAATAACCTTGAACGCTTCCCAAACACCGGCCGGGATGGCTAACTTGCCGAGGCTCAGTACTGCGGCAGAGATTGCCAGACCAAAGTTGCGGGTGGATTCTGTTCCGGTACTGAAACCATCCACAAGTTCCTTGACCCACTTGATGGTGCTGAGGGCAGTGGGCAGGAGGTCGGTTGCAATACGGGTACCCAGTATCTCCAGAGAGGTTCCCAGCCGGTGGGACTCGGTGGTGAATTGGTAGAACTCATCGGTGACGGCGCGTGTCTCCAGACCGGAACGGTGCATAAGGTCATTGTACTCACCCTGAAACCGGCGAAACCGCTCGGCATTGTCCCAGTATTTGCGGAACGTCACCTCGTCCTGCTCGAACAGCGTGCCGGCGATGTTTTGCGCCGCGAAATAGCCTTTTTCCCCGAACTTGGACTTGAGCTGTTCGGCCAGCTGTTCAGGGGTGGACGCCCCGAGCCCGCGGGCCAAGCCGGCGACGCCTGGGTTGGTCCGTATCGCGTGGTAGAAGCCCTCAATAGAGCTGCGCGCCTCCCCCGCGCTTAGGCCCACCTGCCGCGCGGCGAAGCCGTAGACCTGTAGCGATGCGACGCTCTGCCCCGTCCGCTGGGAGAGATAGAACAAGTCCTCGTAGGTGGCCGCTACCTTCTCTACGGCGGCCACAATGGCTCCACTCGTGGCAACCGTCTCCGCCCCCAGAGCCATAACCGCGCTGGTGGAGTTCTTCACCGAGTGCAGGAATCGGTTGAAGCTGACTTGGTCTACGTGGAAGCCCAAGTCAACCAGGTACTCTTGGAGGGTGACGGTCACCTCTTATTCCAAGGTTTGAACCCTAATAAGTCGGCAGGGTTCCATTCCCACTCCCCCTCAAACACGAGGGCACGGTCATCAATGGTGAGGAAGGCAGGGGGCTTTTGGTTTGGAAACTTGAACGGCACCAGAGTCATTGGGTGACTAAACCCAAACTCCTTGGTTGCCCATTCTCGCATCCAAGCCTTCATGGCTGACACTCCAGCCTCGGATTTAGACCGACTGGAGTAAATTTGGACGTCAAACCATTCATTGGCCTTCCAAAGCCACTGCAAAGCCCCCTTGGTCGGGGGGTCAGGGATGGTTGTTTCATCCACCCACTTACTGGTGTAGCTGTGGATGACCCCATCAAAATCTACACATAAAATTGGTTTACTCATCGCTTCACCGCCCCCGCTCGGTGCTCGTTCTCATCGCGCACTGCCAACGCGTCATTCATGTTTGCCAGATCATCCAGTGTCAACGATCCATCCACCAGGTGCACATAGTCCGTCATCCCCTCCACCACCGGTCGCAGGAGCCAGTTCCGCCCGTCCGGCAGGTGAACCGGCTCATACCCTAGCGCGCCCCGTTGCCGGGCGAAGCTGAGGGGGCGCCGCCGAAAAAACTCAGTATGCCGTTGGCCTCCATGACGCTCCAGGCCAGGTCCAGCACCTCAGCCATGCTTATGTCGTCAAACACCACGACGCTGCCGTTTATCACCCCCGCCCACCCCGAGGGCTGGCGGCGGGTCACGGCCGCGAGGCAGGCGTACACTGCGTCCATAGCGTCCTTGCGTGCCAGCATACCCATCGAGCCGCAGAAAGCCCGCACGGTCGCCTCGCGGCTTGCATCGGGCTTGTCGGAGAGCAGTTTGCCCATCCACTCCAACACCGGCCCCATGGTGCGCGCGATGTCAAACGCTGCCATGGCACCAAGGCGCGCGATACGGTAGGTGTTGGAGCCCAAGGGGAACTCTTCGTTGACTGCAACCACTTATGCACCTCCGTTTGGCACAAAGCAGCGGACGAATACACCGAGCGGATAACCAGCACCCATCACGTACCACACAATCGCTGAGTCTTCTGGGTTGCCCGCTGTGTAAATCACCGATGTAACCGGAACGTCGCACCAACCGTCCTCACAGTTTGTGCCTGCGATCGGAACCTGGAAATGACCTTGAGAGTCCACCCGGTACGCTGTCTTGTGCCCATCCGCAATATCACAGCACGGAACACCACTGGGTGCCTTCACAGACTTGTACCATTGCTGAATTTCCAGGGGAACATCCTTGTACTGACCGTTATCAAAAGCCAGTGCCCCGGTCAAACTCACCACTGACATAGATACCGCGATCACCCACCTAACTGTCATGTGCTGCCCTCTAGATGTTCACGTCCGGTATTCCCACGCCCAACGTCTCGATAACGACGCCGCGAAACACCCACTCGTTCATGCCGCCATCCTTGGCCCAAGTCAAGTCCGGCCGCTTGACAAAAGCCATCTGACTACCGTTGAGTACGTCCCCGCGCTGCACGTCGGTCACTCGCAGCGTGTTCTGACCCGTGTTCGCCGCGCTCGACCGCTGGAAGTTGTACATGGAGTCCAGCGTCGCGTTAACTGGCGAGGTCTTGAGCAAACGAATCGTGATCGTCCCGAGGTTAGCGGCGTGTAGTGAGTGCATCACCTGGCCGTCCGCCCCGGCAACCGTGCTAACTTTGTCCTCATCCATGGCCGAAGATATGCCTTCCTCAGCGGCCCCCGCCCCGTAGCCGATAGAGGCAGAACCCCCCGGTCCGGTGATCGATGCCTGGACGTTGTTAAATGCATAAGCAGCCATGTGGGCCTCCGAAGGTTATTGACTGACCGTGATGGCCATATTGACACCCTGGACGGCCCCGGCCATCTGGGCTGCGACCTGGAAGGCCACGCTCTGGCGGGCAAGGCGTTGGGTTTGGCTTTGGTTGGCAACCGGGGGGGTGTAAATGTAATAGCCGTGCGATAAATAGCCACCCTGCTGGAGTTGACCAAATCCCTGGTAGTTCCAAGTGCCCGGTCCAATAAGCCCACAGGCCACGAACTGGTCGAGCGCCGCCTGTATCTGCGTGGCGAGCGTGTGCTGTCCCGCGTCCGTCTGCGGCACCTTCGTGGGCGTTGTCTGCAGAGCATTGAACAGGTTCGTAGATACCTGAGCCCGCAGAGCGTCTACCCCGATGACCGTGTCCACGTAGAGGCCCGAGCAACTCTTGCCTGGCTCCACCATCGCGGTGCCGTTGTTGTAGCTAACGTAGACGTTGGCGTTCTTGGCCTCCAGGTTGTTGACCTGGGTAGTGTTCAGGTTCTCCGGCGTGATACCCGGTAGCGTTTTGCCAAACAGCGTGATCGCAGTGTTCTGCAAGTTCCACTGCGTAGTTAGGATGCGTGCCAGATAGGAATCAATCGCGTAGGTGGACTGCGAGGAATACACCACACTCGTTTTGTTGTAGCCGGCCTGCTGCAGCAGATAGGCAATATCATTAGTACCGGTTGTGAGCACGCCGGCCGCGTTGGTGTTTACCCCGAAGAAGTGGAACGGGTTGTCTGCCTCGATGTAGGGAGCGACCGTTTGACTGTCCGCGTCAACCGCGCTCGGGATGGTCAATCCATACCACTGCGTACCGAAGAGGTTATCAAAGATCGTGA